TAGGAAGTAATAATGACTTAACTACATACCTTACAAGTGTGAGTGTTGTAGATGGTGAACAGACATGGGTATCTGGTCAGGATAGTGATGGTAATGATGTAGCATTTGTACCGGGAGATGCAGCTACCGCTATCTGGAATGATTTAGACACCCTTAACGCTTAAATTCAATACCAAAACGTAAATAAGCTTGTATAATTTAACATTAACTGTTATAATCAAGTCATTCATTTAAAAACAAATAGGCGATCATTTTGCTACATAAAGCAATATTTGATGCACTGTTTTTATTCAATCAATCTTCTGATCATAGACAGTACACTTTGGTTGATTTCAACACCTTCTGCATCTTTCCACTTTTACATGACAGCGCCCACGTTTTTTACGAAAACGGCAAACCTATGGGGTTCTCATCCTGGGCCTGGTTCACTGAAAAAGAAGCCCAAGGTTTTCTAGATGGCCACTGGGTTCCTGACGAAGAGGTTTATAAACGAAGGACCGGAGAGCAGTTCTGGGGCATCGAGTTTATAGCCCCCTACTCGCCCCCAAAGCGCACACTTAAATACATGATGTTTGAAGTTCGTCGGCGAGGAACTGGCGTAGAAACACGAAAACAACAAGTTCACTGGAGGCGTCTAAAGCGTCCAGACCAACTCCACACAAAGGATATTTAAAATGGGCGGTAAGACAACAAATAATTACATTACAAATGTTACTAAAACAGGTTTAGGAGACAGCCAATATTCTGGTATTATGAGCGGTCAAGGTTCTATCACCGGTAACCAGGCAGGTCTCACAACTGATATTGGTGGGGTGCAAAGCAGCCAAGACACTGGATTTGGAAACGTCCAGGGAAGCTTTGATGCACTTAACACGTATGTAGGTGAGCAGTTTAAAACTGCAGGAACTAATCGCACGGGTCTAGCCGACACACAATTAGCTGCAACTAATACCGCTGCAGATGCCGCTAGAACCCGTGAAGCCTTGGCAACAACGGCACGGACAAACATGGGTACAGCCATCGATACGGGCTTTGAGGACATGGGTGGACGCTTCGACACCGTTGATACAAATGTAGGAAATGTTCAGACCGCTGTAGACACGGGTTTCACGGCGCAGGACGCTGGCTTTGCTGACGCCCAGGTAAATAGAGAAGCAGCATCACTTGTTGCACAAGCAGACCGTGACACACAGTTTGCTGCTACCGGTGCGGCCCTGGACACAGGCTTTGCCAATACTGCTGCTGGGCAAACTAGCCTGCTACAAGGTCAAACCGATTATGCCACAGACTTAGATGCAATGAGTACCGCACAAGATACCTACGCTGGACAAAGCCTTACCAACCAAGAAAGCATTCAATCTGGAATAGATACCGCCGCTAGTACTTTCGACACATATGCGGATCGGTATAGCGATGATCAAAGTCTGGCTCAAGATACTCGTAACGACATGGCAACTGCACAGGCTAATTTTGCTAACCAGCTTTCATCAGATGTGGCGAACTATAATAATAACGTGGGGCGTGATTTAGAAGGACTGCAGGGCCAAGTAGGTAGTGTTCTGGATATGCAAACTGCCAATGCAAGCAACATGGCGGCGGCTGCAGCCCAGATGACAAACCTAGATGCTAATACAAGAGCTAATTTCCAGGCTTTAGGTGCGGCGTTTGATAACTCTGGGGCGCTGATAAGCGAAAGCACCGACGAGGCCGGTAATAAAACTGCCCGTGCATATGACAACATGGGCAACATTGTTTTGACCCAATTCAATGCTGCTGGCGCACAGACCGGTCAAAACTCTATTGGCATCCAGCCAGCTTTAAATAATCTTTCAAAACTGCAAATGGGGTCAAATGCTCAAACAGGAAATCTAACTCCTGCTGGTCTAGCTTCTCCTTTTGCATCAACGAGTTAAGGTACACAATGCATCCACAATCTATTTCACCAGACGGTATTGAATTAGTTAAAAAGTTTGAAGGTCTGCACCGCCTTCAACCTGATGGTATGGTTGCAGCCTATCGCTGCCCTGCTAGCATTTGGTCGTGCGGTTATGGTTCAACTAAAGGCGTTAAGAGCGATACGCTATGGACAAAAGAGTATTGTGAGTTGCGCCTGATTGAAGATCTAAACGCTCACGCAAAAGAAGTTAAAAAGCTTGTGAATGTACCTCTCTCACAAAGCCAGTATGATGCTTTAGTATCCTTTGTTTTTAATATCGGTGCTGGCAAGAATTTTCGTACATCCACCCTTCTTAAAAAGCTTAATGTCGGTCTGTATGACGAAGTTCCTGAGCAGATCATGCGTTGGAATAAAGCCCGTGTGGATGGCAAACTAACGCCGCTCAAAGGCCTTACTCGCAGACGTGCGGCAGAAGCTGCAATCTTTAGTAAAGATGCTTTAATGCCGTCAGATCGAGACGGTCCTGAAATGCCACAGAAGGTCACGACAGAGAACCCTAAGAAGCTTACAAAAAGTAAGACAATGGTCGGCGCAGGTATCGCTGGTGCTGCAACTGGTTTGAACGAAGTAGCGGGACAGATCCAGGGCCTAGTGAGCTATGCCCCGATGCTAAAAACAGTGTTTCTCATCTGCGCAATTGGCGGAATAGCATTAGCTGCATACGCCCGATTTAAAGACAATAAAGAAGGTGTCCACTAGTGTTCATCTTTAGCAAAATAAAAACATACATTATCGCTGCTTTAGCTCTCGCTGTTCCTATTATTTACGTTTTTGGGCAGATCAAAGGACGAGCCAAAGAGAAGACTAAAGTTCTCGAAGATGAACTACAGGCCGAGCAAAAAGCATCCGCCTTTTATAAAAAGATGTCTGAACATGAAACTGATACTCTTACTGATCGCAAGTCTGTTACTGACCGGCTGCGAAAAAACGGTTTATAGAACTCAACTCGAAATCTACTGCCCACAAATCAAGCAGTATGATGAGCGGTTCAACAATCAATTAGCTGACGAATTAGAAAACCTACCGCCCGAAAGTGTGGCGATAGATGAGGCTGTAAAAAACTACATCTACTTGCGTGACCGTATACGCCGATGCAGCGAAGAAAAGGATAATTTATAATGGTAAATACTTACAACAGCTACAAAGAAGCTATCGATGCAGAAGGTGTAGGTGCTACTGTTAAAATTGCAGGTCAGTCAGGTTTGAAAAAAGCTGAAATGGCAAATGGATATAGCGGAAATAAGTCCAGCAGTAGTTCCATTAAGGACTCAATCACAGGCTTTGCCACGGGCTTAAAAGACAAAGTTACGTCAGGAGTGTCTGCTGTAAAAAACGATCTGGCAATGGGCTGGACTAAGTTAACCTCAACGGATGAAGAGTGGGCGAATACACCTGGTTCAACGGCATTTGATGAAAAAACTGCTGATGCTGTTGCAGCTAGAGCAGCTGGTGGAGGTGTTGGAGGACATCCTGGTGGAGGTAAAAGCGGGGGCGGTTTTATAGCAGCAGATGACGGCACTGCCGTTGCTGAAGATGCCGTTGTAGTACCTGAAGTTTCTATAGCTGACCAAATTCTTCAGATGGCCACTGATGCAGGTGTTGATCTGTCTGATGAACTGATCACTGCGATTAGCGCAGACCCTGAAAAATTCCTTGATGACCGTGGAATGACCCTGTCAGATTTAACTCCTACTCTCGATGTAGATGCAGACGGTACTACTTTAGACGGTACAGATGACAAGTACGATCTAGGAGATGATCCTGCTGTTACTGCCACCACCTTGGATGACATAGCTTCTGCAGATAATGTAACACAAGCTGACACAACCAAATACACCGCTGAGACTTCGGCGGATCAACTCGGAACGGACGCTACGACAGTAGACGCTGCAACAGGTACTATTGACCAGGACAACCTAGTCACTGGCGAAGAAATAGACCTGACAGGTGCTGCCACAGGCATTAATGCAGATGGCACGGTATCAGTAGTTGGTGAAGCTATAAATGATTTTGCCACACAAGACATAAGCAACATCATCGATACAAGCACGGTTGCTGGCAAGCTTTTAGCTGATAAACTAGGAACTGGAAATTATACTGACAGCAAGACCACAATCCTTGGTCAGATGAAGATCATCTCTGAAGAATTTAAGGACTCGAACGGAGCTCCTGTAATTCCACCCTGGGCACAAAAGATAAGCCGTGAAATTTCTAAGTCTATGAACTTTCAAGGAATCACTGGTACTGCAGCCACAGCCGCTATGAGCACTGCCATCATGGAAGCGACCTTAGGAGTAGCAGATAAAGAGGCTGCTTTCTTTCAGACACTTACAACCAAAAACTTAGATAATAGACAGCAGGCGATAATAAATAAAGCAACAGTATTATCCAAATTTGAAGTAGCGAACCTAGACAACAGACAAGCTGCTGCAGTCCAGAATGCCAAATCATTTTTAGAAATGGATCTAAAAAACCTCACCAACGAACAGCAAGCTGAAGTGGTCAACACCCAGGCGATGGTTGATGCCATATTTAATGACCAAACCGCTGTTAATGCAGCCCGTCTTTTCGGAGCCGACGCTGACAACGATATGGCAAAATACTACGATAACATGAATGCACAGATCGAAATTCATCGAGCAGAACAAACAAATAATATGAAAAAATTCAACGCTGGAGAACAGAATGATGCGGCTGAATTTAATGCAAAAATGGAAAATAGCAGAGATGAATTTTACGCTACAATGCAGTATAATTTAGACCTCGCTAACGCCAAGTGGCGTCAGACCGTTGAAACCACAAATACTAAAATGGAGTTTGACGCAGCCGAAGCAGACGTTAAAAATATGGTCGATATATCAACTGAAGCCATGACCAGGATGTGGGATCGAGTTGATAGTAATCTAGATTATATTTTCAAATTTACGAACAGTGAAGCCGACAGAGATGCTAATGTTTTAATGACTACTATCAACGCTCAGGCAGGACAGAAGTCTGGCGGCAATCCGCTTTTGGAGGGTATATTTACTCTAGGCGCTGCGTACATATCTACGTTGTCAGATCAACGATTAAAATCAAACATTAATTACGAGGACACTATCAAAGGTGTGAAATATTACACCTGGGATTGGAACGCTGAAGCGAAGCGCATTGGTGCGGATAAGTATCCAACGGTGGGCGCAATCGCTCAACAGGTGCAGAGAAAATACCCAGAGGCCGTGGTTGAAGGTCCAGACGGCTATCTGATGGTTAACTATAGGAAACTCCAATGAAATTTGAAGATGCAGTAAAAAAATCTATCAAACTATTTATGAATGGTAAGATGCCCAACTCTGCTAACGAGTTTACCGACGGAGGTGCATTCCACACCCCTGAATATTTTGATGATCTAGAGGAACGTCTTCTTGGCGATGATAAAAAGGAGGTCGTAAATGAAGATGTTTGAAGCACCAGTTGCAGGAGCTAATTATGCTGCTGACACTAGAAATTACCCTTGGCACAGACCTCCAGACCTAGTTAATTACGATGAAGGTGTAGATTATATTATTAAAAAGCTGCAAGATCCAGAACAGCTTGAAACAGTTTACGCACTTTTAAAGATAGATATACAAGTCTCAACGGTTGTTACGTCTTTATTCATGCAGGCAATATCAAGAGGTAAATTCTCTATTGATTTAGCTATCCTAATGGCAGGACCCATTGCACGTTATATTGGGATTATCGCTGATGAACAGGACATAAAATATGACATGGGCGTAGGTGATGAGGATCGAATTAAGATCACACCTACTTCTTTAAAAATGGCGCTGGGCATTATTGATGATGATGAAGAACCTGCAGAGGTTTTAGAAGAGCCTACGGTAGAAGCCAGCGGCGGTTTAATGGGCGCACCTTCTCCAGATGAAATCACTACTGCAACAGAGGGTGAGCAGGCTTCAATGCTAGGCATGTCCTCTGAAGAAGAAGACCTCCCTCCAGAAGATGAAATGAACGAAGAGGAGACTCGCAATGGGATGGCGTGATACGCAAACAGCGGTACAATCCGGTGAACTAAGCTTTGTTCAGAAAGAAGATGCTTTGGGCAACGCCTTTAAAACAGGCGCAAATATACTCGCTAAGTCTATGATTCAAAAGGCAACAGAAAAAAAAGAGGAAGAGAAACTTCTTGCTGCAGCAGAGGCAGCGGAACGTAAAAGAATTAATGCGGCTCAAGATAAAGCAACTGCGGCTGAAGAAAAAATGAAAACCAATGCTCGAATCCTGTCTCAAAACTATACAGGTGATACTCAACCAAAAACAGTTTCCTATTTTTTCCAACAGCTTCAACTCAATGAGGGAGATGTTGGTAGCGTAGAGTCTTCTACACAGACCAGGTTAGATAATAATACACTGGATTTCATAGCGGCTACATCTGAATATGTAGGGCGTGAGGAAATCACTGTACCTGGGCAGATTGACCCCAGAGACCCTCCGAGGGTTAGGCCTTCAGATCGTACTGACGCACAAATGGAAGCCCTGACATCTGGAAGCCAAGACCCTGATCTAGGGAATTATAGAGAGAGTGAAAAAGAGTTAACTGGCGTTCGTGAGGTAACAGAAGGTCAGGTAAATATAACTCCGTATGGCAGTCAGACCGACAAGATTGATTATAGCCGCCTAAACACTTTAGAAAATATGAAACTGTATCTTCTTGAAGTTAAAAACGGAGATATAAATCTTTCTGATGATGATATTGAAACAATTGAAAAGCAGCTAGAGGATGCCAGTGATAAAGCCTTGATGACTACTGTTAGATCTATAATAAATAATCCCGAAGATGCAAAGGCAATGAACGATACGAACATTGCATTGGGAGTAGAGAGTGTAGAAGCAACCATAGTGGCGTCTATTGTTAAAGGTCAGCTTGAAAACGCCAAGCCTTGGGAGGAGTTTTTATCTCCTGGAAAAATAGCTGCAGCTAGTGATGTTGAAACACTTATAACACTTGCTCGAATTGCGGAAGATATAGGTGCTTCTGATGAAGACCTTGTGTTAGTGAATTCTGAAATTACTGCAAGAGAAGAGCGGATTAAAACAGATCGTTCATGGGTTGCAGATGCCACAGTGAGCAAAGATAAGGCGTTTGCCGCAATTCAGCTGTATACCCAAAATAATGACGAAGCCAATCTTAAGATAGCACAGTCAATATACTTGGCCTATGAAAACCAAGACCCTGCTTATGCAAGTCTTCTTGAGGTATCTTCTTTGCTTGGTAAAACCTCTACTGAATTGTTGGAGATTCGATCCGGTGCTGTCTCACTAAATGCGCCTGAAAAACGTCTTGAGTTCCTTGATAAGACACTGAAGGAAGTTGAACGTCTTGAAGAGACGCAAGAAGCACGTAAATACTTAGAAAAGGCTACTTCTTTAGCTAAAACACAAGCACAGATACAACTGGCTCAAGCCGAGAAAGCACCACAAGCGGTCATAGACAGACTGATAGGTCTTGCAGTGTCTCAGAAGAAAGCTGATCTAGAAGTATCCCTAGCATCAAACGGTATTGTTGGAGCGAAGGCAATAGACGCTGTCTTTACTGATCCTACTACAGAAAAACTTGGGTACGGTGTCCTAATACTCCTTCCTGATGGAACTACACAGACCCAAGACGGGACAGTAGTAACAGGCTCTCGTGCGATGTCAGATTTGGAATCTGACCGCTTTGGGGATCTTGCAGTTCAAACTAATAAATACTTCATGGAATCAAGCACATCAGGCGTTGCTATTGCCGAGGGTCTTAGAGGTGCTGAAAACCTTATTACTATTGCCGACGAGTTTCGCAGAGTTCGTGACTTCTCTGGTGACCTTGCCCAAAACCTAACTAACCTAGTTCGTGGTGGTACAGGTGTGTTTTCTGTTCTTCAAAGCCTGTTTGATAATGGCGCAGAAACAGTTACCGAAGAACAACTACGAGCAGCCGTTGCTGAAAGCGGTGGTTCTAATGAGTCTATGCTTGATGCAATCATCAGTGGAGATGTTCAACAACTTGCAAACCAAACCGCACAGTTTGAAGCGGGGATGCTGGCTCTGGTCTTCCGTTCCGGTAAGATGGAAGGTCAATCAGGTAATGCAATGTCCAATAAGGACTTTGATCGACTACAGACCATGCTTAATGTTGAAGGTGGTTTTGAAGCCTTTGAGGCTACCTTGCGACGCTACATGGCTGATAAAATCAAGTCGTATGATCTTAAAGGTCAGACTCTTCTTGATGGGGCGGTTGGTAGTTTTGAAAAAGATTATAAGTATCTACCAATTCAAACTCCACTTACATTTAGCGAAGTTGTGGGACGTAATGGAGACCCTGAACTTCAAACGGCGTATGATAACACTGTAGGGTTCTCCGCTGCTGCTCCGGTTGCTGAAATTGTTCCTGCTCCCGTTTCTCAATTAGAAATTTTTCAAAATACCGGTTCATATACTGTTTATGATGAAAAAGGTGAACCGTCCATACGTGTCCAGAGAGTGAATATTGAGGAGGTACTTGAAAAACAGAAAACACCTGAAGCAAGAAAGAATTTCTTAACAAAAATCGCTAAAAGCATGGGTACTACCTATGAAAAGTTAACTAAGCTGACGGGGTTAAAATAATGGCAGAAGAAGCATCAACCTTTAATGATTGGTTAAATTCTCTTAAACCACAGGTTCCTCCCTTAGACACAACTTCAGAACAGAGAATAGAAGAGGACGCATCTGATTTTGCTGCTTTTTTAGAGAGACAGAAAAAATTGCAAGAGGAGGCTGAGAGACAAGGACTACCTCCTTTGCCTGCTGTAGATCCTGACTCTGTAAGTGACGATTCTGTGTATGGTATTGATGTCACCAACCCCATTCGTGCTGGGCAAGATCCCACCAGGGATTACGAGTTTATGTATGGTGAAGAACCAAAGTTAGGGTTTTTAACCAAAATAAAAGCTAAATTAGGGGATTGGGCTAACCCTGAAGGGCTGCCTAGTGCCTCACAAGAAACTAGAGATGCTTACTTAGAAGAGATGAAAGCTTTTGACGCACGAGCGCAGGAGATTTACGAGAACTCTGTAGAAATGGATCTTCCTGAAGCGAAAATTCTAGGAGTAGATTTTACTGGTTTTGCAACAGATGACGAGCTAATATCAGACGGTAAGGTACGGGTATATCGCTTTCTAGATGATAATAATGAAGTTAAAAACGTACTAGTTCCTCGCCCAGGCAGTAATATGTTTGAGCGTATTGTTGGACAAGCAAGTCGCACCATATGGTCTGAATTATACGGCCTCGTTGAGCGCCGAGAGGATGGAAGTCTGGATGTCAACTTTTTGGAAGACAGCGAGTACTCAGAAGGTGTCCCAGATTATGATCAGAAAATGGGTGAAGGTCTTTTAACAGACCTGCTTGTCTTCGGTGTACCAGGAGTAGCTGCTGAAAAAAGCTTTAGAAAAGGCGCAGGTGTTTTAACGGACCAGGTAAAAAGAGGGGATAAGTTTATTCCTGACGGTTCTCTAGGATCTACAGTTAAATATGTAGGGTCAAAATCAGAGACTGCATTTAAGTATCTTGGAGGAAGCCTTGGCATCGCCCTAACGGAAGGTGCGCTGTCAGAAGAAGGGGATAAAGGTTTAATTTTCAGTGATACGGCAGTTAAAAACGTATTCACTGGGGTTAATGATGCAGAGGCTAAAGATGTAGCAATGGTCATTGACGGGCTAGTTGTTAATCTTGGCTTTGATACTCTGCTAGGAATAGCCGGTAAAGTTCTCAGACTTGGAATTGATAAAGTTAGGGCTGGCCGAGGACTTGTAGACAAAAAATACGTTAGGGACAACGCCTCACGAGAAGCTATCCTTGGGGTCATAACTAAAATTGACCCGTCTCTGGTAGACGCTAATGCAAAGCAAGTATCTGAAGCAATTCGTACCCTTTCAAAAGTATTAAATGAAAACGCATCTACAATTGCACGGATTGGTTCTTCAACCGCTGATGTACCGGTAGATACCGTAAATGCTTTAGCTCAAGGGGCAACAAAGTACATAGAAGTTACCAGGCAATCTTTGCAAAATAAAATGTCCCCTGAAAATTGGGCAAAGTATGTAGAGAAAGAAGCAAACGAGATTGTAATGAATACAATCGGACTTGCACGAGGCGCACCAGACGGTAGTAAAATAAGGGATAGACAAGCCCAAATGGTAGGCGAGGTTGGAGAACTATTCGATACCGAAGCTGCTCAAATTAATCCAGAAAATATAAATTTTAATGAAAGCACTGTCCCAGAAATTGTTGAAACCAGAAATCTAGATTTGCAAGAGATCGATGCAGAAATATCAACTGCAGAAACGAGGTCTGCTGATGCAAGGGCTGCACAAGGTACTGCAGTACAAGAAGATCCTTTTATTAAAGGATTAATGCAAGAAGTAGACCCTTCTCGTTTCTTTGATGATACTGCGTATGTGCAGCGGCTTACAGACTTATACGGTGATACCTTTGTAAAAGAATACCGTGCTGCATACGATGCGGTTAAAGTTGCCTACGAAGCCATCCCAAATGATCCAATAGACATGGTGTCATTTAAAACTCAGCTTGCAAACGTATTTAACAGTGCAGGAGGGTTAGGTGAAGCTACTCAAGACGCCGCACCTATTCTCGCTAAGTTAAAGCAAGTGTTTGGGGATAAGATTTCTCCATCCACCGAGATACCCTTGATGGCAGATCCTAGAGATGCTGCATCTGCAGTAACACCTCAACAGGTTATCGATGGATTAACTGATGAGATTGGTTTTCAGGATCTATACACCCTTAAAAAGGAGATAGATAAATTAATCTCTGCTACCAACAACCGTAATGTAGCTGCATCTTTGCGAGAGTTAAGAGATCATATTACGTCTAAGGCGGTAGATGAAGCGGGTGAAGCAACTGGACAGCTTGCGTATGTAAGCCGTAATGGAGGCGATGCTGCAGAACTTGCCAAGGCGGCGGATGACCTCTTTATTGAAACACAGAGTAAGTTCCAAAATTCCCTAACTACCAAGGGGCTTTCAGACGCATCCTTTACACCTGCATATGCTGGAACAAATACGCCTGTACCTCCTGGCGGTAGTACCAGAGGTCAGCCTGATCTTGAAACTCAAGCAGTTAGCAACACGGAATCTATCTTATCTGACCGTACTGGTAATCAATTAGAACAGTTACAATTTGCGTTGTCAGATGCTTTGAGTAAGGGAGAGGTCAATAAACCTTTCATAGATCTATTTGTAGCGAAGCAAACATCTCGTTTAGCAAAGGCGCTACGCAATAACGACTCTCAGACTATCAATGAAATAGATACTGCCTTTGAGGGCGTTATTGACCAGCTACGACAACTAGACAGCCCTCTTGTAGAGGAGCTAAACGCCGCTAAAGCCCGTATAATGTCAGTACAAAATGAGTTGGGGAATAGTGCTTTAGCAGCAGATGAACTCGCAGACATGGCACGGCAACGCAAAATAGCAGCGGAGGATACTATTGTTGCTAAGTTCTTGTCCAAGAATAAAGCAGGGGCACCAATAAGTACCCCAAGTATTATAGTGAAAAACCAACTTAATGGGGCGGATGCGGGTAACTTTATTGATGGCTTGATGGCAGAAATAGATAAGCTTCCGATAGAACAGCAGGCCCCTGCCCGACAAGCTACGCAATCTATGCTTCTGCGTACCGTCCGTGATATAGTTACCACCTCTACTCCTATTTCAGCAGATGGTACAAAAGACATTGCGCTGGGACAACTTGAACGACTTACCAACGCACGGGCAAGTGGCTTGATAGATGCAGTGTCTCGTGCATTTCCTGAAGACGAGTTTATGAGAGAAACTATAAGCGTAGCGTTAGGTAGCCTTAAAGATCTTTCAATATCTGCCCGTCTAAAAGTAGCTAGATCCGGCTCAGATACCGTCATAAACTCTGGGTTACGTGATAGTGTTTCCACAGGGATTTTGTTTACTTTTGGCTACATGAACCCGACAGCCGCTGCAGCACGTAGGATTACATCTACGCAAATTGAGGCTATGGAGAAAATATCAAAAGAAAGACAAGCGGAACTGATAGGTATAATACTAGCCGAGCCTGAAGAGTTTGCACAGTTAGCGGAGTTGATTGCGAAGGGAGTATCGCCTAGCCGTCTAGTTACAGCCCGTAATAATTTATTAAACATATTAAATAGGACAAAACAGTATACTTTAAGAGTTAGTAATGAGGACGAGCAGACAGATAGTATGATATTAGACACGGCGACTGCTGCTGAAGGCTTTATTACTAGCCTTACTGAATAAAGAACTTACGCAAAGAAAAACCCCCAGACCGAAATCTGAGGGCTTAACTTATAGAGAAAAGGAACCGACCAAGGCTCTTTCCTATGAATATTATATTACAAAACTAGCCTCAAGGTCAATCGCCTTGGGGCTTTTTCATTAAATTATTTCTAAATTGTTCTTACAAAGATTGCTTTGTCTTTCGGTATATCAAAGAACTTTTCACCAAACCTTATTTTGACGTTAGGAACCTCAACCAGAGGGCTTTCCTGCACTACTTTCCTACTGACGATAGCAGCGTGTGTTAGGCTATTATTAAAAACCATGAACTGTGTAGGCTTGGTTAAGAACTTAGCTTTGCGCACAGGGATGTGAATAGTATTGTATTTAAGATCAACGCCATGCCAGGAGGTCTTAACCTCAACTTCGCAGTAGAATCTCTTACCATTACGCTCTACTACTAGATCAACTCCGAACTCGTCTTCATTGTCCGTGCAAGAGTAACAATTGTAATGCCAGAATCGTTTAGCCGTTAGTCGAGCCGGTTCATCATACCTCTTGAAGTCTTTCTTTTGAAATTCCTTGTACATTAGTACCTCCATTCTTAAAGAATGCTGAGTTAAATCCCCTGTGCCATTCACGGTTATAGTGAGAGTTCAGGCGATAGGCGCAGACAAGCTCCCCGTCCAAGAAGGCGCTGTAGCCCTGCATGAACGGAGTATCTTGCATCTCTATGTGGTTTACCGAATTGGACATGCGCCTGTCGCACACTCATCTTCAGAAAGCTCTAAAAGACTGTTGGCATTATCTAAATTAATCGACCAAAGATTATCGTTGTATTGCTTGTACGTCTCTTGTGTCACCACTTCCTGTGGAAGGTATGCATACCCAAGATCTGCAGCGGTTTTAGTTGGATCGTTTCTGTAGATGAATGAAACGCCAACATAGCTATCCCAGTTTTCCATAATCCAATCGATGATATCAGGGATCTCTGGTGGGTCATAGGAAATGGTTACAGAACAGTTGTGATCAACATAGTTGTCCATCATCATTTTATAACGATTTAGCTGTGATACCGCAGTTTCAAGGTTAACGAACTTACCATCTACTTCATCAAACCTGACATCATCATACACGACAGGAAAAGTAACCAATACACTCTCCCCTTCGGCAGGCTTATCAAAAACACGATAATTGGCAGCTTTTAGTAGTGGAACTAATGGATCGTGCTTTGAGAAGGTAATGTTATTGAACAAATACTTTCCGAGAGGTTTATGCACCCCCTCTGTCGTATCCATGATTTTTGAAAGGCTTCCACTTGGCTTAACCGTGGTTACGTTTTGAGGCCTGGGTAGGTTCAAAGCATCTGCCATGCTATACGCACCTTTTCTAGCGCAAGAACGTAGGTTCTTTAGGCGATTAGGTGCTTCTGGCCCATGAAAGTCTAGGAACTTAACGATCCCTGTTAGACCCACGCCACACAGACGCAGAAATTGATTTAATTCATGCCAGGAGCGTTGAAGTACACCATCGTCTAAGTTTACGCATGTCTGGCGATAGTTTGCTCGGGACAAAACCCACATTGCACGTTCTAGTGCAGAGATGTCGGAGAGAAATTTACCTAGGTCAATCTCGACTAAATTACAAAAGCTCTTATTTCCTAGCAGGATCTCAAAACACGGATTTCCTCCTTTGAAATAGGGCGCTCTGCGCTTTGCTGACTCTGCGTTAACAAACCCTGGTTCGCTACCTCCTGCTTCAACCATACGATCAAAAATATAGGACAGTTCCCATTTTGTAGGCTTGCTGTGAAATACTATTGAGTTGTTAGATTGCTGACGATGCTCGTTGCCGTGCTTCCAAAAATCTTTTTTAGCAACAATGAACTCATCTATTTCAGGATCATCAATAGGCATCAATGCTATTTCAGCACTGCGCCGAGAGGATAGTGTTGTACCCAAGTGGTTCAAAAGGTCCAAGATATCAATGCGGGTGAGTAGCTGCCCTGCCCGTTTGTTTAAAATCTCACAAATATGATTAAAGGCAACAGAGATTGTTTCGTCACCGGAGGAGATCCAGCCATACCCTTTTAGTCGTTCACCTGCAGGGCGGATCTCTGTGAAATCCAAAACCAGGCAATCAATCGGTGTTTTAAGTGCTAATATTTTACCTACAGATTTAGCCCATGCTTCTGCACTATCTCCGATTTTAATATGGGTAACCTTCTTACCATCATCACGAATGAAGGTACGCTCTTGATTGTTCTCAAAGCCACGCTCTTTGCGTGTAGATCTGATGATCTCAACTTCCACAGGTTTAGCAAAACCGTTAAGTGTGCCTCTGACAGGCTCAAAGCCTACACCACAGCCCTGTAGAAGCAGCCAGAACTGATCTACTATGTCATGGACGGTTTCAGATCTTCCAAAGCTACAATTGAACTGTGAAGCTTCACGGGTCTTCGCTACGTTTGTACCACCTAGCCATAAAGTGCGGCCCGATACAGTTGCTTTGCGATCAACCATTAGGTCACGAAGCTCTTCTAGCTCTGAATACTCAACAGTAGTAAGCTCTTCGCCTTTAGCACGTTCCCAAAGCCATTGTTGATGTTCGATAACACGGCCTACTGTTTCTTCCCAATTTTCGAAGATAGTACCTTCATCATTTAAAGGTCGGTTGTATGTGCGGCGAGTGATGACATTAGCTCTGGTTGAAAATGTTTGTTTATTACTAATCATTATCGATTATCTCCAGAACCCTGGATTACTCCACGAGCCATACGACTGTTTAATTTATCCAGGTTCATCTGGGCTATCCGCTCAAGGGCGTAGCCAAGGTCAGTCGCAAGATTAGCAACGTACCACTGCACATCTCCTAGCTCTGCAGCCATATCCGCACGGAACTCTGGTGTGACGTGGCCATTAGAATCTCGCAGGAGTTTTTTATACTTACCTGCCAATTCACCGACTTCAGAACAAAGTCCAAAAAGGCAGTACGTGATGGTGTCTGCATCACTATAGATGGCAGTCTTACCGGCTTGAGTTTGGTAGTCGTCAAATTTCATAGGTATCTTCGTCCTTACTATGTTCTTTTAAAATTTCGGAGCGAAGACGGTTTATATACCAGACAGCTTTGTCTAAATCCTCAATCCCGCCTTTGTACTCATGCCGCCACACGTATTTCAGAACATTTCCGTGACAGTATTTTCGAAAGCCTACTGGGCCTAACGCAGCACGAAGAGCATCAATACATTCAATACCGGCTTGGTTATAATGTTTTGGGTGATTGACGTTATCCGTCATCAGTGTGGCCTCTTTTTGCCGTTTATAGGGACAACTTTTGACCCATTGATGGCATCAACTAACTTTTCATCCGGTTCAAAAGTGAAGTCTTGATCTTCAAGTTCATCCGCCATTGAAAGAGCGGAACCAATCGTAGCAGTTACATTCGGTCCTATCTCTGCCATCATGGTTAGTCCTCGAAGCATGAAGCATAAATAATCTTGATTATCCGCATCAAAATCTGACTCAAAAGATGCAAAACCTGAAGCGACAGGGTTACCTTCTTCGTCTAAGTTTATAACAACGGCTACGCTGTTGGGGGTTAAGTCTTCTGCTTTCATTTTTTAGTCCTATTCGTTAATTTGAAAAAGTGATCCGCATCTAAAACCGCTAGAGGTTTTCGTTGATTTGCTTTGATTATAGCCAGAGGTGTAGCGCCCTTGGGGCAGTTTGCTGTGGCCTGATCCATCACTTTGTAGATGGCGTTAGACTTGTTGTTTTTGCACTCCACCGAGTATGGAAACAGGCGTCTGGCAGCAGGTGAGAAAAGCAAATCTTCGCCGCCTGCCCCCATACTTGTTGAGCGGATGTCTCCCTCTTCTAGTTTTGGGAATGTGGAGTAGAGCCTATCTCTCACCCATTGTTGCAGACGTCGGCCCTTAGCCTTTGCGGACTGCGGAGTTATAGACATTTAAAATTCCAAGCCTTCGTACTGGACATACCAGGCCTTCTTAGGCTCTTTAGCCTTTGATCTAGGTTGTGGAAGGTATTGCGCTTTTGGCCAACAGCTTGTTTTGTAATCACAAAAATTACAGTTCATGGCTAATTTCTTAGAACCTGTAAACTTTTTGTTAAAGAAATCATCAACCGGCTCAAAGCAGCGTTCAAACGACCAATCTTCATTTAAAGCTACGGCTTTCATCTCAATGTCAGCGATCACTTTATCCTTCTCTGCTTTTGAGAAGTCAGCGTCGACAACTACTACCTGCCCTGTGCTTTTACACACGACAATCCATCCACCTGTGTCCAGATTTTGTGCAACGGAGTAGCCGACAAGCTGGCCTATATAGCCGAAAGGATCGTCAGACTTTAAAGCATCCAGGCCGGACATCCACTTGCGATCAAATCCATAAGGAGATGAGCTTTTTACATCATAGACTTTGTTGTCTATATGCACGTCGTCTTCACCGTTAATGACGGTATGACCAAGATCCAATGATATTTTAGACTTACCGCCGGTGATGTTAGCTTTGGCAATCTTCAGCACGAGATCCATAATGACTTCTATCGCATCACCGTGAAGCATCCGCATGATGAAGTTGTAGTCTTTACGCTCGGCCACAGCGCCGCTTTTAGCCATCTGCAGTTGGCAAAGACTTTTACCCATGTTCGATGCACGAAGACGAAACCCATCCTCTCTGCGAGTGAATTGTCGGCGAAGAGAGGCTTTTAGATCCTCCCCTGCCTTTTCAATCCAAGCATCATCAATTTCGAGGGTATCACCTTCATTGTTTGATAGCTTGTCCATCACCGCATGGATTTTATCCTGTAGCTTCATCCTACAGCTTCAAAATCAGCATCCAGGCTATCCAATGCAGTCATTGCTGCGCCGTCGATGGAGCCTTCAGTTATAGCTGCCATGTATCGGCCATCAATGTACTTGTTCTCAGCACGAATACTATCCGCAAACACAATGCATGTTTCCCGAACTGATTTGGTCACAGGAAGAACTTTACTTAGGTCTGGTTCATAAACGTATGTGTACCAAACCACTGATCCATTTTCATTGTAGGATGCCGTAAGTTTGGCTTCATAGTTGTAAAGATGATGCCCTTTCGGAACCTTTTTAACGAAATCATAGTAGAACCCGCTGTACGTGCTGTTCTTATGAAACATAATGCAAGGCTCGTTCTCGTAGACGACCTTTTCACCGTCTTCAGTTTTTCCTGTGTACGAGACTAGACCACGAACAATCCTATGTTGCATAGCCCTCCACTTTTTAGCCGTTTCATACGGCATTTCTTTACGTTCATCCCAAGTTGGCATACCGCAAGCTATACCACCCAGCATGTCACGAGCCTCATCTTTATAAGGATTTAAAACGGCGATACTTTTGTTGATGAGAGTACGCTTACCATCAACTTCGTCCCAATTAAAATACTGCACATGACTGGCAAGTGGGCGAAAGGTTACGTTCGCAGAATAAGCAGCAGTGTCACCATTTTTTAGATAGAAACTACCTTGAGGGATGGCCTTTTTAGTGTCTTTATTCACTGCTTTAGCATTAATTTTTAATTCTGGAACCCTGACAATGGATGACTCTCCATCGGACCCTGATGTCCCAAGGAATGTCGCTAATTCTTGCATCTCTGCATCGTCTAATGTTGCTAGATCGTTCATTTTTTTGACCTCAGTTAAGTGTATTACTATTGTGGCATAACTAAGTGGCACAAGTCAATCATATTCAACCTGATCTAGCCAGTTTTTTCCTCCCGAAATCTCAATAGCCAACGGCAAAGCAAACGTGTAGTTCCATCTTTGTTCTGCCTCGCCTGTGACACCAACCATTGCCCATGTCAGAGCCTCTTTTACCTGTTCAAGCTCGCCTGGAAAGACATCTACACAAATGCTGTCGTGTACAGTCAGGACTAACTTTGAGGTTAGTTTTAGCTCCTTGAACTTACGGAATGCACGGATGCAGGAGATTGGGACAAGGTCAGCGGTTGCGGCACTCTGCACCGGATAGTTAACAATCTGAGTATAGAAGGTAGTACGTCCGTTTTTAGTACGCTTCACGTCAGGCCAGAAGAATTGTCGGCCACTGGGGATCTGCACTATTCCGTTCTTGAGTACACCACTTGCTAGACGCTTGTGGTATTCTCCAAGGCCTTTGTATATATCAAAGAATTGAGTATAATATCGTTTGATATGCCCTTCATATTGATTTCCTGTCGAACCATACACAGGCGCAAACGAATGGGCTTTTACTTGAGACCTCATATCCTTAGTCACCTCAGAAATTTCGCACTCGTGTATAATGGAGGCTGTTTGTTTATGTAGGTCTTTGCCTTGCGCTACGTCAGCAATAATCTGAGGATCTCTAGAAAGCTCTCCTGCAATAACAAATTCTGCAGAAGTGAAATCTGCTTCTAAAAAAATACCA